GCTCAATGGCGGCGCGGTGATTGTCCGGCACGGCTTGCGCTTGCTGCACGTCGGGGGCTTGGCTGCGGACAGCCTCTTCCCGCTTTTCCAGCGCCTTGTATGCGTCGATATCGCCAACCTCTACGGCGGCAACCTTGTCGGCCTTGATCTTGGCCAGCACCTCTTGATGCTGTGCGCGCTCACGGTCCAACTGCCTTGCGGCAACAGCCTCGATCTTCCGCAGCGCCTCGGCGTTCTGTTCCTTCAGCTTGCGGAACGGGCCGAAACTCTCCGCCCGCTCAAGATAGCGGGTCGGGTCGTCAATGTAGCCGGATGGGATTTCGCCCTTCCATTCGTCCGGGGCCTTCCAGCCCAGGGCGCGCGCTTCGGTTTCAACGTCCGGCGTCCACTTCTGCGGCGCGGGTGCGTCTACTTGGGCCGGTGCCTCTACGGGCGCGGCCTGCGTTACTTCCTCGGTCATGTGGGGTTAGTCCTCTATGGTGGCATGACGGATTGGTCTTGCATAATCCAATACGTCGCGCCGTCTCTTCCGATAATCTCGTCGGCCTGATACCGCGCGAACATCACCCGGTCGCCGATCTGCGGCTTGGGTGCATCTGCGGGCCAGTCGGGGTTGTGAAACGCCATCGGGGACATGGCCACGATGATGCCCTCACGCCGCTGGAAGCCTTCCTTCTCGACCTTCGTTTCAGGCAGGAACAGCCCGCCCTTGGTCTTGGTTTCCACCTCTTTCGGCAGAACCAGAAGCTTGTAGCCGAGGGGCGATATGCCGCTATCGTTCAAAGGCTTTTGCCCAGTCATTCCATTCCTCGTGGGTGGCTTCCATCAGGTCTTCCAGTAGTTCCTCCTGCGCCTTCACACGGCCAAGCGTGGCCGGATCGCAGCCGCCTTCAGCCCATAGCTGGGCTTGCAGCGATGCCTTGTTGGACTGGTAGCCCTTGCGGAGAATTTCCAGCAGGCGCTCCGTTACCGGATGACTGCGCCACTCGTCCATCTCGTCCCGCGTCAAGTGCTTCACGTCTGGCACGTAGGTTTTCCTTCATCATCCGCAGACCTTCGATCTGCATTTTCATCGGCAGCAGGTCCACTTCGGCGGCTGTCTTCTCGGCCTCGGCGATAATCTTCAGCGTTTCCGCTTCCATCTTCTCCAGGCTGGCTTCCTTCAGCCGCATGTCCACGACCATCATTTCTTCCTGCGCGGCCATCATCAGCGCGGCCTGCTTGGCCTGCATCGGATCGGGCTGCGGCATCAACTCTTCCGGGTTTTCCACCGCCGCCGCGTCAAGCACGCGCATCAGCGCCGCCTGCGGGTTGATAAGCCCTTCTTTGGCCAACTCCATCAGGAATTGGGCGCGACCCATTTTCTGCATCGACGTGACCGAGCCGGGATCGGCAACCGGCAACACGTCCATGTCGGCCATGTTGAAGTCAGCCGCAGGATCGGCAGGCTCACCATCAAGGAAGGCGTTGTAACGCTCGGGGCTAAGGTTCTTCGCGTTCAGCCCGGCAATCAGTGCAAACTCATCCATCAGCGCCAGATAGATGCGCTTGTAAGACGCCGTGAAGACCATCTGGCCTTGTTCGATCAGCGCCATGACGGTGCCCACGGGCATGTTCTGCCGTCCCGCATCGCCGGTCATCACGTTGCTGACGCTGGTAATCTCGCGCCCGCTTTCGATCAGCATCCCGAGAACCTGGAACAGCACCGGGGAAGGCCCAGGAAACTGAAGGTCCACGATGCCGCGCCGGATGTCGTCCCCGGTGAAGTTGACCTGCTTGTATTCGCCCGGCCTCACACGCTGAACGCCGCCCTTGATGCGGAAGTTCTGCGCGCCGATAAAGCCGCCCCCAAGGCTGGACAGGTGGCCGCTGTCCATAATCATGTTCAGGGTGCTGTTGATCGTCTCCGAGATATCGCCAAGCAGCAGCCCCATGCCGGTGCCAAGCAACCCGCCGTCCATCGGCGGCATGAATTGGTAATGCACCAGATACGGCACCACATCGACGCCGATGATCCGGTTGCCGTCGATCCTGACCGTGCTTTTGTCATACGCCGCGACGATGCGGACAACCTGCTGCGTTTCCTTGTGAACCGTGACGATGTAAGGCTCGGGATAGCCGTCGCCGTCCAGGTCATGCCTGCAAAGCTGCTCAATGAAGCTTTCCGGCGAATGGTCGTCTTCCGGCTTCGGCGGAATGTTCACCTCGCGGAAGCGCCCGCTCAGGAAGTTGGTTTTCACCTGATGCGGATACAGGTCCACGATGTCCGACACGCGGGGCGCGTTTTGCAGCGTCGTCGCGTTGTTGTTCACCACGATATGCTTGCCGGGCAGCCTGATCTGCGACCGCACCCGGTTGGTCGTCACGTCCCACCACAGCTTGCGGAACACGTCCCCGACGATGGGCAGTTGCAGCGTCAACTGGTCAGTGCCGCGCTCCCATTCGCGGCTGTCCACCTTCAACTGCCATGACATGAACTCGGCCACGCGCTTGGCACGGCCAGACTTCTGCCCCTTGGCGTCCTGGCCCATCACCGCGACCTTGACCACATCGGTGGACGGCACAATGGCGGGATAGGCGCGGGCGTTGTATTGCAGCGCCGCCGAGGTGATCAGCGGATAGCGAATGTTCGCGGCGTTGGTCCAAGGATAGGTCTTTTCGTCCTTGACCAGCATGGCCAAGTCCAGGCCGCGCTGCATCCGCTCTTCCCATTCGGTCATTGACGCCTTGTCAATGTCGAAGCCCTCAATGACCGAGTTGGCTAGCTTGGTCAGGTCAGCGTCGGACAACTGGTCGCACAGGTTGACCGCCGATGCCAGCGCCTCGACCCGCTGCACCATTTGCGCGACTGCCGGATTTACCGGCGCGGGCATCGGCTGCACCGGCTGCGGCATTTGGTCAGTAGCCGGTGGTGCTGTTGACTGTGTGGCGTCGATCATCGTCATCCTCGTTCCATTCCGGCACCATCACCGGATAGGCGAAGGTCAGCGCCAAGGCGTCGGCCCTGTCAGGCGACGGCAAGCCCCGCCGCTTCATGTCTTCCTTCTTTTCCAGAAGGATCGCGTTGTTCGCGTCGTGCTTGTATTCCACCGCAGTCAGTTGCGCGGCCAAGTGCGGGTCATCCGGGATTGCCGACACACCGTTCAGCCACTCCCGCATCCGAACCCACATCTCAGCCCGCTTGTTTGCCACCTTGGCGTCCGTCATGCCGTCAGGCTTGCTGCCGAAGTTGACCGGCGTGACCGGGTAGCCCAACTGCTTCAGCCGATCCACAACCCCGGCACCGACGCCGGTTTCGTCCACAAACAGCGCATTCGGTCGGTTAGCGTCGAATTGGTGCGCCACCCTTGCGGCGACTTCCATCGTGTCCAGCTTGTTCAGGAACACCCAAGGCATCGAATAGGCATCACGCCCGCGCCGCCAGCAGATCACGGTTTCATCGTCGCCATACCGGGCAACGTCCACCGCCATGATCAACTCATCCTGGCGCGTCGTCTCGACCTTCGTCGTCATGGCGCGTTCGACAATCTTGGCGCTGATCAACTGCCGGTCGGACTGGTCTTCGTAATCGCCAAGCCAGATGTTGCGATACCGCGCCTCGTCGCCGGTTTCATCAAGCAGCCGCTCGCCTTCCAGTTCAGCCGGAAACCACGGGTTGCTGTCGAAGTTGGCCTTGACCACCACAGCATCAGCCGGGGGCTTCTGCCGCAGGAACATGTCAATCGGGTCTGTCCGCGCCCGTGGGTTCCAGGTGAACCACAATTCCGAACCGGGCGCGCGAATGGTTGGGCGGAGAAGATCAAGTGAACGCTGCGAGCAGGTTTGTGCTTCCTCGAACCAGGCGACGGTGTAACCTTCCAGCGACTTGATGCTCTCCGCGTTCTGGTCCCGCATCCCGCGAAAGATGCACAGCGACTGACCCGGCCCTCGGATTTCGTCGCGGGTAATGTCGAACATCTCGCCAAGGCCAAGCCGGTTGATCCAGTCGCATATCAACTGATACACGCTGTCCTTGATCGAGTTCTGCACCTCACGCAGGCAGACAATCCGCGAACCGGGCTGCGTAACCATGCGAAGGACAACAGCCTGCGCCCGGTCGTTCGACTTGCCCGATCCCCTGCCGCCCCATGCTGCCTTGTAGCGCCCCGGCTTTGTCCAGAGCGGCGCAAAGACCTTAGCGGTCTGCGGTTCCAGGAACATCTACAAAGGTCATCTTGACGCCTTCCAGCTTGATCGTGCCGCTATGTTCCGACTTGATTGTGTCGTTCCACTCATCGCGGAAGCGGTTCTTCATCTGGAAAATGTAGGAAGTTGCGTTGAAGCCATCGATTGCGCCGAAGGTTGCGATGCGGCCCTGTTCTTCCCACCAAGCCTGCGCTTTCTCCAAGCCCCTTCTTACGGCGCGGGAAAATTCGGGGTGTTCGGCCCGCCAGTTGTTGATTGTCTCCCGGTCCACATCAAGCGCGTCAGCCATTCCGGCCAGGGTTTTGCCCTCCTCGCCCATGGCGATGACCATCTCGCACATGGCGGGGTCATACTTGGTTGGGCGTCCTGCGGGCATCATCAGGCAACATCAATAATCGAAATCGTTCCCGCATCGTTACATTCAAACTCCGCCTGAATGCCTGCCGGGATGTAGTGG